CTAGAAGATGAACTATTGCTAGAAGATGAACTAGAAGATGAACTATTGCTAGAAGAACTAGAAGATGAACTATTGCTAGAAGATGAACTTGAAGATGAACTATTGCTAGAAGATGAACTTGAAGATGAACTATTGCTAGAAGATGAACTTGAAGATGAATCTTCATCAAACGTAACCAAAGAATCCCAAAGGCTATTATATGTGGCTTTGATCCATGCCGCCGAACGAGCAATTGAGGATATGCGTACTTCATCTATAATCGCATCGGCATAAACCGAATAATGATTATAACCCAGCTGTAATGCAGCTGATGAACCTGTATTAATTGATCCACTTGCATTTGATGAACCATCATCAACGCCATCAAGATAAATTCTTCTTTCACTTCCATCATAATACCCAACTACATAATGGAATGCAGCAGTATCAATATCAGTGTCACTATCTGTATAGGTGTCAGTGGTCCCAAAACAAAAAAAGCGATATTTTCCAACTCCGGCATCATTAGCTAAGATATAGTTATTTTCGGAAACTCCATCTCCATTTTCAACAAGCGGACCCGCCGCCGTATCTCTAATTTTCGCTACCGCTTCAACCGTAATTGCTGCTGATGGTTTTAAGGTCGCAGATGTGCCGCAATCTATGTAGTCATCAGTTCCATCGAAATCGATTCCTTTGCCAATTTTGCCGTCAACCAAATCGGCTGTCAGCATGGTGCCATCAGGAGTGCCGTCATTGGCGTTTGATGTGGAATCTTTTATGGCGTCAGCCCCATCCCCATTAGGATCTTGAGCCATATGGTAAACGCCTTTAAAATCACTATCCCAAACATTGTGGGTTACGGCATTGGTGGTATCACCAATATAGGACGTGTTGTCTGATTGTGCGGAGTCGTAGTACAGGTATATGACAGTATCAGCAGAACTTGAAACAGACGGAACTTTGACATGAAGCCATGCCACTTCACTGGCATCATCCCATTTCTCGATTTCACAATACAGCTGAGTGGTGCCATCCGAACTTGTGACGGCTATTTTTTTACGGTTGGCATCAGACGTAAGCTCATCAAAGACGGCAGAAACATCCACATCCCCGATTCCGGAAGCGGTTGACAACTTCACCATAACAGGGAAATCCGTCAAGGTCGCATCGACAACCGTATTTGTGATGGTGAGTTTAAGTCTGTTCGCCCATGTGCCTAACCAAGCCATGATATCCTCTTAAGAAATTCCGTCTTTCCATCCAATAGTAGAAGTTCTTCTCATTCCTTCTTTACCATATGGAAATTTACGAACAGTAATATCTCCTACCTTATATTTATTTCCTCGTGAAGCTACTAAGGTTATCCTGTAAGAATTCACCATATCTTTTTTACACCCAAGGCCATACATATGAGCGAGAAGCAAATTTTGGCTATTTAATGGCTTCTTAGCGCCAATAAAAAAATTGTATTTTTCATAATTTTTAAGTTGAATAATATCATTACTATCAGGTAAGAATAATTCAAGAGTTTCAATTCCAGAAGGACATTTTTTCCATCCTGGATATTCAAATGATCCACCATCAAATATAGATCCATCACTAAGATGAGCACGATAGATCATCTGATAGTCAATTCTATGTTCAATATTTTGTTTTATCATAATTGACTCTTCCTTTTTAGTTTAGTTCCTAAGAATACGTTACATAAACACACAGAACTGGATTAACTGACATCGGATTTGCTGTATTTGGTACAAGAAGCCTCATATTCCAATAAACCATTTTCGAAACATGAATTGGCTCTGTGTCAAGTTCAACTGAATTATCTACACCATCTCCAGCTAAAGGAGTGCCGTCCCATTCTTCTCCAGGAGCAGAATTTGTAGTGACTATAGCCCTGATCATAGAATTATCAGGAGTTCCACTCCCTAAACATTCAGAAGTTATTGTGTCCAACGAAACAGAATCCCATGCTTGTAAAATGGGAATACTATCTGATGTTCCATCAATCCACGCTCCATATGCATACCTATAGTTTCCGCCTGAACCATCATTGGCATTTGAACCTCCCAAATAAATTCTTTTCCAAACGCCTTCATTATAACCTTTAACACATTGTCTTGGAGCTTCAACATCTCCTGATTCAGGAATTTTAAATACCATTTTGGTTATTACTGAATCTCCATCTTCAACAGTTGAAGCTAAAAAAGCAATTCGATCATTAATTGCATCAAGAATCTTCCAATTACTATCGCCAACTTCATTGCCATAGTTATGCTGGTGATTCTCGGAATTATTATAGAGAATGACTATAGTTGGAGCTGGCATAATCTCACTTCCTTCAGTAAAACTTTAAAGCTTTAAAAAACAATAATTTAAGAACCTTCCGCATACAATTTAAATTTGACCGTGTTACTGGTCTTAGCGGCAGTTCCAGCAGGAACAACTTCTTTAATCCATACGCCAGCAGAACTATGAGTAGTTGTAAAAGTAACTGTTTCTCCGACCTGCCATGTTCCGCCCCATCCAGCAGAACGAAGAACGAAATAATAAGCCCCTCCGCCAGCACTTGCATTCACTGGAGAAAAATCAGAAGCTGTGGATCCTGTTCCTATTGCGCCCGTATTTGCTCCAGAAACAGTAAACGTATTGGAAGAAGTAAATGTAAGCGTCCAATCATCACTTACTGATCCAACATTATTTACCTCAACGGGATAAGTTGTTTCATCGTATGTCCCGGAAGCTGAAACTTCAACCCAAGAACTTGTAGCGGAAATTAAATTCCCAAGATCTATAACTCCAGAAACAAGAGAATTCTGGCTTGCAGGATAAGTGCTTCTTATTCCCGCAGTTGTGATAATTGTAGCGGTATTACCAAGCCAAGATATTCCTCCGGAAGCTTTGACTGTTAAAAATTCTTCACCTCCGCTGTTATCTGTTAAGCGAATTATTGATCCATTATAAACTCCAGTTGGAGTATCAAATAGAGCAGTGAGGGTGGTTGCGTCTGTAGCTGCAACTGAAGTTAAATATCCAGTACCTAACCAATCAGTATAATCATCTGCTTCTTCTTGAGTATCTGTATCGGTTCCAGCTTTAAGCCGAAAATAATCTCCGCCAGAAGACTGAAAAGATATCCAAATTCGACTGTTCGCAGCCGTTTCATCTGAAGCATTTTTATTTCGAAAGAAGAATTTTCTATATTTTGTAGTTCCATTCGTCCTATCTGTTTGTGAAACATTGTTGAACATGTTATTCAGGACATTGCTTGAAACTTGATTATAGCTTTGTCTTCCTCCATTTGCTCCAGCATCACTAATCACCATACTCTTATGAAGCACAAGATCACTACCTTCCATTTTAAGCCTCCTCTCCTACCAATTTGTAATTCAAAATATTGTTTGCATAAGTTGGAACAAAGTCCATAATCAAAATCTTATATGTAGGAATATAAAGATAAATAATTTCTGAATCAATTGTTTCATTACCAAGATCTTCATAAACAACTCTTGTTTGAGAATCTCTTTCGGCAATTGGAATAAAATCAATAAAATCAACAATCTTATTTAATGCAGCTCGTTTTTTTATCTCTTCAACCTGAGTTTGCGTAAGTCCTTCTATATTAATTAAAAGCTTTTTTCCATTTATATCAACATCAACAATTCCTCCGCTAATAGTTCGCTTATAAGATCCATATTTCTGAAATTGCTGAGTATAGCTTTCTGGATTAACTTCTAAGACTAGATCGGCAATCTTTATGTTTTGTAAATACTGTTCTGCCATTTTAAGCCTCTAATTTTGAATCATCATGAAGAACTTATCAGGCCCATAAGCATAAAAAGGAACTGAATCAGTAATTAAATCATTATTCCCTCTTAACATATGGAGCATTGTTCCATAACGAATATTATTAAATGAAAATACATATGCGTTATCAAACTGGCGACCATCAGTCATCGTTATAGAAAGATTTTGCATTGTATCTCCAATATATTTATTATATGCCACTAAACTTTCTTCCACTAAACTGAATTGCCCATAAGAAGAAAAATTCTGCATAAAAATCTTCTGTGGGGTACTATCCATGAATTTGCCTGATGATATATTAAGAGTATTTGAAATTTGAAAATAAATCTTCTCAACATCAAGCCAATTATTCATTGAATAGCAATTGACATCCAATAGACTTAATAAAGAATTTGAATCAACAGCAGTGGAAGGAGAAGCGAGTTCAATCACATCTGTATTGATTGCTGACATTTCAAATGAAGAAGTTATTTCATTTGTTTCAGGTACGCCATTAAACACGAAGTCAGAAAACGTAACTCCATTAAATTTGAAATAATCATCTGATCTATTAATAAGCATAGTTAAGCTTTCAGTAAGATAATAACAAAAACCATCTCTATACCGATAAATAATGTCGATCGTATTGCCTCCACTAGCTACAACCCCATACACTAGGTCCTGCACAACGTGCGAGGACGCTGTAGTGCCCTCCTGGCCCCTAACAGATACACTTACCGCCCCATTACTGATGGTTGTTATGGCTATATATTCCCCGCCAACAATAATTCCATCAACATTATCAAATTCGCCTTCTTTAAATTCTGTAATGGTAAATGAAGTTTCCGACACGCCTACATTTCCAGCAAGCTGACCAGTTACTATCCTCCAATGTTCAGAACTTTTAGCAAAGGCAAAATCTGTAAGCGTATTCTTTTTACCAACAAGAACTTCAAACAAAGTATTCCAGCCATCATTGCCATAAGTCATTTCAAAATTAACTCTACCTCCAGAACTTTTAACTCCTGGATTCCTAGACTTAGGCGTGGGAGAATTAAATTCTTTAGCTTTATTGTAATTGATGTTTGTGATTATCTCCTCAGAAATTAAATCAACAGTAAAATCCTGAGAAGTAGCATCCATCCCAAACGAAGGTTCTTTTGAAAAAGTACAATACATGATTAATGAAGCCTTGTTAGTCTTTCAGTTTCAAGTTCTTTTCTGAGATCTCTTAAGACAGAAACCTTCCCCTGTATAGGATATTCTTTATTAGATCCTTCTTTTTCAACAACAATAGTTAGTGTTCCAAAACTTTCTTCTTCCCGAACACTGGCCTGGGGAGAAGTCGTTGCTTCTGCTTCCTGTACTTCGCCACCGCTCTGAAAAGTTTGAGCTCCTTGATCAACTGAACGCTCATACGCTTCCATGCCTTTTTTAGATAAAATATATGAACCAGCCGGTAAATAAGTGGGAATTCTATCAACACCCTTTGGTCCCTGAAAAGTTCCTATGCCGTTTGGAACAGCAGATGTTGTACCACCACTATTAAGTCTTGATAGTGCAGCCAGATTTTTTTGAGCAACAGCAGGAGGAATATATCCTTCTCCATGAGAAACTCTTGCGGGAACATATCCGCCACTGGCAAATTTCTTTATTAATCCACCACGATAACTTCCACTTGGATTAGGAATTTCTCCTTCTGTTTTTATTTTAATATGTATCGTATGAGGTTTACTCGTCAATTCATCAATCTTCTTTTTAAATTCATCAACTTCTTCTATTGCGTCTTTAATTGATTCATGATTTAGCTCAATTCCCGAACTTGCAATAGATTGCAATTCACCAATAGCTATTTTAGCCTGAGCAACAAGTTTATCTAGTGTTTCTATGTGGGTAGTAATATTGCTTCCCAATTCATTAGCAACTTTTTCTCTTTCTATATTTAATAAACCAAAATTTTTATTTATCAAATCGAGATTAGCAAGCTGTTCATCTTCAGCTTTTTTCAGAAGACGACTTTCTTTTGTAGCTGAGGTTTTTCTAGTTACTGCGACAAGTTTAATTTTTTCAATTTCTTTGTTATATCTTTCTTCAGCTTTTTGCTTTGCCCCTTCATATCCAGCTTTTTGTTTATCTAATTCCACCATTGCCTCTTCAAGAAGATCAATTCTTGCAGCTTCAGTCAAATTAGTATTTTTTAGAGCAAGTTGAATCTTTTCATATTCTTTTTTTGCAGTTTCAGCAGAACCTTCATAAGCCTTTTTTACTTCTTCAAGACCTTCTATTTGTTTTGTAATTTCTTTAATTATTTTTCGTTGAGCAGTTTCAACTTCATAGCCAGAAGTTTTCCCCTGTTCCGCTAAACGACTTAGCCTTCCTTTAAGTATATCCACTTTATCAGATGCAATTTCAACAGATCTTATTGCTGAATCCATTTTAATGCTAATTTTTAAATCTTTAACTTTTTCAAGGCTAACTCTTAACGAATTAATATATCCTTCTGTAGCTTTAATTGCTGCTCCGCCTTCTTTATTTAGTCTAACAGCTTCAGCAATTAAATCATTAAAAAGTTTTGAATTTGATGCTCTATCTAAACTCAACATCCTGGAAGTCAATGCGTACACATCTTTTGTGAATGACTTTATAGCTTTTGTTTTACTCAAATTCTCTAAAGCAGATGAAATTTTCACAATAGTAATATTCATTGATTGTAAAGATTTTCCATTAGCGTCAAGAGGTCCTTTGGCTTCTTCCATTACCTTGGCAAATTCAGCATAATTTTCATTTCCCTTTTTCATTGCAGCTTCATTTTTAGCGAGGGCATTTTTATTTCGCGCTAGAGATGCAGTCAATGAATCATATTTTTTCTGAAGTTTCTCTACATTTTTTATTTCCTTCAATTGTTGTTCAGTTATTTCATATCCCTTGTTCTTTAAATCTTCCATATTACCAATCATTTCTCCGATAGTAATATTTAAAGTGTCTCCAACTTTCATTTTTTGTTCCATTGTTCTTGTGCCAGCTTCAATTGCTGCCGAAGCAACTCCTTCTATTGTACTTGATTTTTCAATCAAATTATAATTTTCTTGCAAAACTCGATATCTTTCCTGCAAGACTGGAATCTGACTCTGAAGTGACTCTTTAAAATTTCTTAAATCATCAGCGAAATTTTTCGGAAGAGCAGGATTCTTTAAAGCTTCGGTTAATGCCTTTACACTGTCTTCTGACTCTTTAATTCGTCCAGCAACATGAACCATTTCAGATTCTATGATGGAAGCAGTTCCCTGAAACGCCACTTCTAATCGGCGATTAGCTTCTGTAAAATTTGCAATACCTTTCCCTACAGCTTCATATGGGTTAAATCGCTGAGCCAATTCTCCCCAAAAATTGTATTTCGAAACTATATCATCCAATTTATTTTTCATTAATTCAAATTCTTTTCTTAAAATCTGAACTTTTTTAGCATTTAAAGCTGTTTTTTGAATTTTATTATATTCTTCAAGCTTTAATGATAATTCAGTAATTATTTCAGTAAAATCACTTGTTGCCTGAATATTAACGCCAAGAATTTGTGCAGTATTTTTCAATTCTTCTTTCCAAGTATCTGATGATTCAGAAACATTATTAATCTTGTCCCGCATTTGATCAAATGCCACTATTGATTGTTTAATCTGAATAGCTTGGCCTCTTAACGCTTTTATTTGATCACGAGTTTTTTCTTCCCATCTTATTATGTTCGTAATTAAAGTAAGGATTGCAATGAACACAGCAGAAAAGGCAATAGCTTTCATTACAGATGAAAGACCAACAAATGCAGATCTTAATCCATTTACAGCGGCTCCAGTTTTAGACATTACCTGAGGCATATTTTTAAAATTATCATTAACCGATTTTTGAGTTGCATACCCTTGCTTAAAGGATTTATTAAGACCAACGACTTCTTTTCCTAAACCCTTTAATCCACCTCTAAATTTACCGGAAGTATTCTCAGTTTCAAGAGCCACTTCTCCAAAATCACGAACACTTCTTCCTAAATTAACAAAAACACCCTTAGTCCATTTAGCTACTTTCCCAAAATTAAGAAAAGCTAATCCGAGAGCTACTATTGCCCCTAAGTATCCGCCAATTTTAACTAATATTCCAAGAATGCCTCCAGTTGCATCATTGAATGCTATAAATGCTCCAGCGACTTTATTAAAAATAACAATAATTTCTCTAGCAACAGTAGCTAGAGGAACTAGAGAATTCTTAAGCAATACATCAATTTTAGAACTGGCTATTTTTGCTTGATCAGCTATATTATCTAATCGCATTTTCCTCATGTTTTCAGCAGCATAATCTGCACTATTAGCTAAATCAAGAGTATTCTTATTCAATTCATCCATATATTGAATGAGTACGAGCATTGGTTCTGCGCCACGCAAGCCTAATCTAGAAAAGATTTTATTAAGATCATTAACTGTCCAGGCATTTTTCTTCATTTGTGTATTGAGTTGCTTTAAAATATTCATGAAATCAAGAGGCTTAGACATGTCGATTTTAATATCAAAAGCTTCTTCCCATTTAGGAGCCTCTTTTGCAATTCTGGAAAGAATAACTCTCATCCCTCGTCCAGCAGCACCGGCCTTAATAAGATGATCATGAAGCGTAGCAAGAATGCCAAGCTGTTGGGTTAAAGATAGATTCGCAACTTTTGCAGATTGAGCCATAAACTTTAAGCCATCACGAATTTGAATCATTTCAGCTTGATGAGCATCAAATGTTCTAACAAGTAAATCATTAATGAGTCTGAATTTTTCTGTAAGAGAAGCAGTTTCTACAAGCTGATTATTATAGCTTTTAAATGTATTTGAAATGGTTTGAACTTTTCCATCTACCTTAACAATTTGATCGCCAAAATTATTATAAAGACCAGCAACTAAATTTGTGATATTTTCCATATCAGCTTCTGTTCCAACAATATTATCCATTGTTGAATCTAAAGCTGCAAGAGATTCATTAAGTAATAATCCAGCAGAACCTAGCTGGTATAATGCTTCACCAACTTCCGCAGCACTAACGCCAAGTTTCATTCTCATTTTATCAACAGCATTAGTGAGATATACCTGCATTTCGGCAGCAGTTCTTGTTTCATCACGAATAGTTCGCATTGCTCTAGCAACAGCGAGTTCAGTTTCTGAAACAGAAGTGAGAGCTTTCTTAAATCTATCGAGCGTTCCAAAAATTAAAACAAAGCCAGCCATCCATGCAGCCTGACTAATAATCATATTAGCAAAGCCTTCAGAACTAAGCCGACTCATTGCTCTATTTGCATCACCGGCTTTATGTGAAGTTTGCTGCAATCTATTCTCCAAAGTTTGAAGATTTCTTGCAGCCATCTTTGCTCCAACAGAAAGACCTTCAAGCCTTTTTTGCATAACTAAAAAAGCTGTACTTCCCGATTTCAATACAGCCATTCTATTAGCAATTCTCTGAATTTGAGAATCGAAAGCATTTAATCTAGCTCTTGCAAGTTCAACTTGAGAAGTTATACCTGCAACAGTATTTCCCATATACTTAGAAGCAATAGCAAGCTGTTCTTCTTTCATAGTTACAGCAGAAAGTGTTCCTTCTAAGTCTCTCAATTGAGCTTTAATAAATTTAATCGCATTCTCTTCAATCATAAAGCCTTTAGCTGCATCAAAAGCTGATTGAGCTAAACGATTCATTCCATGTCCAGCAGTAGCAATAATAGCACTTGATGATTCAAGAACTTTATTTGCATAATTATTTACTTCTGCAAAAGAAATAACTCCTCTTTTAGCTAGGGCAAGAGCCGCCTGAAATTCACCATAGCGTTTATCAAGCTTACCCATTGCTGCACTTGATTTTTCTAAAACAGCTTGCTGTTTTTCTTGTCCACTTACAGATTTAGCCCAAGTCTTTGCATTCATTTGCTGGTATGAAAGGAGATGCTTCTCCATGCTCTTAAGAGATTCCTTATGCATGCCTTCAAGCACTTCATATGAAACTCCAGCTTCTTTAAGCTGAGCTTTAATGGTTTTAATAGTTTCAACAATTGCCTTTTCAATACCACTAAAAGCTCCGCCTGAAACTTTAGATCCAGTAATTTCACTCATTACTTTAGTTATCTGATCTTGAAGTTTCTTATATTGGTTAGCTAAATTTTTAAGACTAGAATTATTCAGAAGAGAAGTATCTTTGATTGCATCTCGAAGTTTTAAATCAACTTGTCCGACGGATTTAGCCACTTCATAAAATTGACCACGAACATTCTTCATCTTTTCAAAAGAAGAATTCATAGCTTGAGAACTATTCTTAATCCTATTAATCTCTTCAGATATTTTACGAAACTGCAGGATAAGATCTTTAGGAACAGCTATCGAATGGGCAAGTTTATCGCCAGTAATTTGTCTATATGTAACAACAAGCTTTTCAAGTTCCTTATTGAATTCACGAGAGCTCTGAATCCCTTTTTCGAAATTAGAACCACCTTTTAATTGAGAAAGAGTCTGGATATCACGAAGAGAACGTTCTAATTCATTGGTGACTTTTATAGATTTTTTGGCATTAACACTGATATCAAGGTAGGATGCTGCTAATTTTCTTAAAGTAGATACGCTATATTCAAGTTTAGCAGTTTGATCAATAGATGCTTTCTGACTTGCAACAGTTTGTTTTATGGAAATTTCTGTTTCTTTTAATAATGAATTGTATTGTTCAATGGCGGCAATTCCTTTTTTAGTTGCTGCTTCTGAATCTAAACTGCTCCTAGCAAGACCTTTCTGTGTATCTCTTACAAGCTTCACCTGCCGAATAAGATCAACATAAGCATCGGAAATAGTTTTAATTCCTTTCTTAATTTTAGTCGAAGATTCACCTCCGCCAAGTCCACCCATGGATTTAGCCAAACTATCAAGTTCTTTTCTTAAGTGATTAGTCGTTTTTGAAACTTCTGCAAATCCAGAATTAATCCCTTTCACACTTTTTTTAGTAGCTGAATATATCTTCTCTATTTGACTCCTTATTTTTTTGGCTTCAGAAGTATTCGTTTCAGCTCTCAACCGCATGATAAGCTCTAGATATTTATCATCCGCCATTACGGAAATCTCCTATGACTTTTCTTCTGGTCGCATCTCATTATCAGCTACATTACGTTCATTAACAACAAAATTTCTTATTTCAAAATAAAACATACTCTCGTCCAATAAAGTTGTTGCAGTAGGTAAAACTCCCGTAGTCTCTGACCAATCAACAAGATTAATGTAAAACAATGATCGACTGCTAATTACAGACTTCGGACAACCGGGTGTTCTGTACTTACCAAGGACAAATTCTGCCTTTTTCGCCCAACGTACCCTACCCCCACATATGGGGCAGACAAAGCGCGAGCCGTCACTAAGCAATTCGACGCTCTCAAATGGTATATCTCCACATGTTACACACTGCCCAGGCTTACTCCACCCACAATTACGATCCTCTTTTAGAGTTCCAGTCTTTTCACAAATTTCACAATTAAAAGATTTCACTCCCTTAATGTACTGAAGAGCTACGCCCCACCTTATAGTGAGACGCAACTCTTCAATCAGTCCTGGTCAGGTGTGCTCGATCCACGAATAAAGTCAGCAATCTCGCCTCGTGTTTCTGGAGCAATCTTGTTAAGATTGCGATCCATAATTCCTTCACGCTTTTGCCTACTCAGATTATGCGGAACTTCTTCCCACTCAACTTCCGTTTCTTCATCATAAAAAAAATTCTTCCAGCCAACCAACCCTTTTCGAAGGATTTCGACTTCTTGAGTTCCAGCACGGAGAAGTTCTTCTCGCTTGTTCCCGAATCCTTTTGCGGAATAGACATTGTCCGCAATTTGCGCTGACAATTTAACATCAAGAAATTTACAAAGGAAAGCTGTTCTTTCTTCTGACGGAATATCATCTTGCCCTTTAGGTTCAAATTCCTGTACTCTATCTGGTCGCAATCCATGAATCTTTGGCATCTCAAAATCTCCTTTCAGTTCTATTGAAGAGAATAAATAATGCAAAATGCTCATTGCATCTTTTTTCCACGCCCTACCAAGCTTCTTATACATTCGGTAGAGTGATGGAGTTATAAATCCATATTCAAAAATTATCCATTCCAAAATTAGACTGGCCTTGTATGTATAATTAACTAAGATAACATATGGGGTCCAGAATAATATCACTACACTTCTATAAACTGCATTAACCACAATATCCACCTTTCTATTTGAAGAGGATGGGGAGGAGGGGGTTTTTATACCTCCTCCCTTTTAATGGTGGCTTGAACTAACTGTTATACATACGGAACGTTCGAGACAATGGTAATTCTCAGTTCCGGGATATCATTGGTGTCATCCCACAAAGCAGTATAAGGAAAATCTGTAAGGATAATACTCTTATCTGCGTTTACGGGTGTGGTTCCGTTGAACTCAATATTTGGCTGACGTATTGTTAGCGCATACTGAGTAGAGCTATTTCCAAGTGCTGTGGTTGCAATGTAATCACTGGAAGTAAAAACCATCGACAAGTCAGCAGCCGTTCCATTGATAAACTTACGATACCAATCCAAGTTATCAAACTCAAGATTGACCGAGCCTTCAATGGTTCTGTCCTGCTCTGGGAGTTTAGCTCTTGTTCTATAACCAAGATGGTATTTGTCTCCATAGAGGTTATTGTTAAGGGTACAATTCCAGCCCATAATGTCTGAAGCTTCATCATCAATGGTCAATGCACCTTCAAATCCAGAAAAAGCATCAATAGTCGGATATGTCGCAGTAGTAGAAGCTTTAATGGTTTCAAAGTACCATTCATCATCTTGAATCAACTCCGTATCATCCGGGAAGAAAATGGTGAAGCCCGAATCAACATTTGCATCTGTTCGCACTTGAGTGGCAAGCGTAGCAGATGTAGTTGCATCGTTACCATAAGATCCATCAGCGGTCTTCTTAAACTGAAGCGTAGCAGTTCCAGGAACACCTCCGGCCAAAACCTTCACATAGAACCGGACTGAATCTCCTTCATCTGAACCGATATAATCACCCCACGTTACCGGAATAGAAGGAATGCTTGCTTGAGTATAATTGAAAACAACATATGCTGTTGGTGTGATATCCGTAGCGATAATTGTTTTAAGGTCAGTGGTGTTTGTATTCGGCGAAGCGAAATCATCAATCTGGCAGTCAATGTACGACAAATCATCCAGATAATCAACGAGACCGCCAAGCTTCTGCAAATTATAAATCGTTCCTGTGGAAGGATCAACGAAAGGTTCATTCAAGTTGTGAAGAATGTCTTCTGAAGTTCCATCAATCGCAAGAGCAATTGTCTGTGCAGTATTGTCAATTGCTAATGTTGCAACAGATTCCTCTCCGATATACCGAATTTTAAAAGCATTCTTTTCATTGCCGGTATTCGATGAAGTTGCGACAGGAATTCCCGCAGTTGTGGCACCTTTTGCCATAAAAGCGAAATTGCCCATGAAGAAATCGCCAGTTTCAGCAGTAAGCTCCATAGTATCAATCTTTGATCCAGAATATGTAAAAGCTGCAATATCTCGGCCCATTTCAATACTGAGGCCAGAAGGCAACCTTGCTCCTCCCTGAATCTGGTGCGAATAAACGCCCCATTCGGTACTAACTACCCATCGTCTGTTAGGAGTGCTTAACAAATCAATGGTGTCAATTTCTTCCAAACAATTACTGTCATCAGTTGATAACAAATAATCGCTAGCATGAATCGTTGTTTGGATTGAACCCTGAGTTAATTGATACGGACTATATGCAGCAAGATTCGCATGTGCGTTAATTGCTGCCATCACTTCACCAATAGTATCATATGAACCATCAGTGAGATCCAATGTAAGCGTGGCTCCCACAGCAAGCGTCACCTTGAATTCAGTGGCAACTCCAGCCGTATGAGTAATGACAAGATCACATTGTGTTTCTGCTGGATTGGTACTTTCCAGGATCAAAGCCGTATCTAGCCTCGTGGTGGTCACATCTCCAAGTGCATGCTTGAACCATGTTTCAAAACCTCTTGGAGAAACCTCAACTTCAGTAGGACCGCCAGCAGATTCAACCCCAGTTGTTCGCTTATGGGTAGCTCGATCCGCGCGAAGAGCACCTGAAACCAAAGTTCCAATATCAGAAATGACACCTTCACTATTGATTTCAACAAAGTTATCAGGGATTTGTTGTTGCGAACCCCAACCGCCCTCTTCGGCAAAACCTAATTGCCCTCTAGCTCCAATGGCGGGACCAACGTAGAGAGTCATGTATTAACACCTCCTTTTGTAAATAGGGGAAGTAAATTTTTAATTATCAACGTTTCTCATCAGAATTGTAAAAAGACCTACCATCTTTTTACGTTCAACTTACAATAGTCGAAGTGTATAACTTCTTGGCTAAAATATTAATCGCCCCACCAGCTAATACACGAGTTCCCTTTTGTTGAATTCCCCATCTCGTACTGAGAATTTCCATTCCTAACTTAGGAACAAACCCGTTTAAAGTAATGTTGCGTTTCAGCAAATCTGAAATTTCCCACAAAATATAAGTAATTTCATTGCGTTTCGTTTCTTCAGTTAAATCAGCATGATAATATCTCACTTCAATATTCATATGGATAGTATATCGAATTTTTGACATATTTTGAGAAGTTCTCATTTCATCTTTTGATCCATTTATAACCACAACAAAGCAAGGGCAAATTGGATTAATGACATCTTCTGTATAATAATTTTTAATCGTACGATGATTTTCGCTAGTGAATTTTTTAAGAACAACAATAGTATTACCTACTGCATCTCTAAAATAATTATTTTCACCACGAAAATCTTCAACCATCGCCCTATCCTCTTCTGAAGAACTTCCCTACAAGCTTTCTTACATTAACAATAATTTTATTACCTAATGAAGCTGCCCTGCCAACAGCACCAAGTTCTTGCCGAATTTCTCCCCATACAGCTTGCCCTAATGAATTTAGCAATTGTTCTTCTCTGCCTTCATCTAAAGAAAGAAAGCCGCCACTAGGAATAATTTTTTTAGCAATAAGATAATCCTGAAATATAATCGGATATGTATGTGCAAATTCTCCAGCATTAATCCGATAAGAAAATGATCCATTCTCTACAACTCCGGGACTTAAATGCGTGCCAACAGAAACAGTAACTCCGGGCTCTTGCGAATTGCTATAATCGCTCATAAATGTCCCAGTTCGATCACCTAAAGCGTGAGAATCATTTACTTCTTGAAAAGTTCCAGTATATGTTTCAACTAGTCCATCCCATGCACTATTTTCTCTACCGGCACCAGCAGATCTTTTTCTTGCCGCTTTTCTCCATTTGTATGTAGCTGGAGCAACAGAATGGGAACTTATTTCAGCAGCCCTTGTAGAAGCAAGTTGTCTGAGTTCTTTTTCAATTTCAAGCCAAATATTAGGAGGAAATCTGCCAAGTTTCTGGAGAATATATTCTCCAACTTTAGCATCATTCGAATTGTAATTAAGTTCTAAAGTTGCTCCGATCATGATTATCTTTCGTATACCTTATTTGTGGCATCAGGTAAATTATCAATTTCAATAAGCCCTTCGCCAACTTTTTCAACTCCAAGAGTTGTTATTAATGAAATTCTCGATTTCCATCGAGGTCCAGATCCATGCCCAGACGCATAAGAAAATAAAACAGTATCGGCAGTTTCTTTCCACATCGGAACCATTTCCTTACCCGCTTCTGCCATTCCTGCATATACTGAATTAAATATATCAAACGCAGTATACCTAATGCAAGCAAAATTTATGCCATCCGGAATGGCCACGGATGTATTTGTATAAAATGGAATGTCGTCAAGAGTTCCATATGTTTTTTCCAAATATGCATTTATTCGCTTAGTTGAATCAACAACGAATTGATAGCCATCATCGTTACTCATATCAGAAGCGGAAGTAAAATAAACCTTATCTCCTTCAGTCGATCCTCCTGTCCATGCACTGACAGGTATCTTAAATCTATTCGCTAAATTAAAAGCAGCATCTCTAGTTCCTGAACCAAGAGCGCCAACTACATCTCCAACACAAGAAAACGAAGTAGAATCAGTATATTCAAACGTATAAGTTTCGTGTTCAACAAACGCATCGCTGAAAGAGATTTCTCCACCATCCAATAGCACAGTTCCAGTATTCCCAGAATCAGCTTTCAATTCCCTATAAGCGCCAGAAAATCTAATCTTAGATTCACGATTAGCAACTGACCTTAAAAGCCTTTTCACTTCATCTAGAGAACAATAGATTCGTGACATTGATTATCCCTTATTTTTCTTTTTTGGAAATCTTTTTCTTAATTACTTTCTTTTTCTTTTTCTGTCTTTCTTCCGGAAAGAGAGATCGAACATTTCCGGATGCCACTTCTATTTTACCTATCTCGGGAGGAAGGCGAATCACCGATCCAACCTTTGGGTCAAATGATTTGCCTTCATTTATTCCCGGGACTCGGTAGCGAAGATTTCGAGTTTTAACAACGTACTTCTTGAATATAATTTTTTCATTCATTATTTTTTTCTCCTTGATTTATCCTATCAGAGAAATAAGGCTTTTTAATTGTGCAGAGCGTCACGGATCATAAGATAACTCGTGCCATCTGCACAAAATTTAAACCCCTGAGTCGTATTAAAATACATGCGACCAGCTTTAGCTACAGGATTTGTCGCTCGAGGTTTAAGGGAGATCACATCCATCTTAGAATCTCCCCACAAATATCTCGCTGTTGCCATAACACTTCTCCTTTCTATGCAAATTTAATCAGAGGTAAACTCTGAACCCAAAATGAGGCATTACCGAAAGATTAAAGTTTAATCATCCGCCGATTCGCCAGTAGAAACTCGCTTATACATATAGCCAGCGGAACTGTTGGTAATTTTTGGAGAATAAACCTTATTTACTTTAATAAATTCTCCTTCGCGATCATCATCTCTCCAGCGCACCACCTTAAATCTTCGGGAAACAAATGTGCGCCCCAAAGTAAGCTGATCGCTGGGATTGATATACGCAATAGGTACACGGTACTTCATGATGTACTCATACGTTGCCGTCTGGCCCTCATCGGCATAGTTCCACAGGCCATCTGAAATGATAACTTTCATTTTACGCAGAGTAGAAGGCAGAGCATCGCCAGTAATCAACGTATTTGGCTGGTATTTCAGCAACTCACGAATGACTGGATCCTGTGTAATGGCTTCAGAGACTTCTGTGGTAAAAGAAATCTGGTTAGGTCGTTTACCAATAGCTTTGGAAATCAGCACAATGGCAGCCGACAAATCTCCCAAAATATCAGGATCTGTACCGGAAATCCAGGCGGTTGTTGAAGTGAGATTAGAATACAAACTACCTGACTCAAGTCCGGATGTTCCGAGAATGAGCGCCCAAATGTCAATTTCTTCGGAAAGCAAAACTTTTTCCGTAAGGAAATTGGTTACATCAATCTTGGGGCGAACAGGAGCATCTGCATTCTGCATTGCCCGATCGGTAACGATATCCTTAATAGCTCTTTCATACGTTGAGTATGTCCCCTCATCGTAAGTCAGCGTGGCTTCTTCTGTGATTGCCCCATCAGCTTTCTTGGGCGCACCCTTGAAGAACCCATCCTTATTAAAAATTCGATACTTATCAGACTCTTTCTTCACAGGATATTCAGGCAGAAACATGTCGCCTGTGAATTCGTTATTGGTATAACGAACTGCTAATCCGGTGAGGAACTTATCGTCGCGAACATTACCCTTTTGAACATTATACATGGTTCTATCACCTCCAAATCAAAAGTGTTAAGACGAGTTACCCATTGGCTTTTTATTTTACCCAATAAACGAAAATCCGCCCCCTCTCATCAAGACCGGAATAATATCGCCATCATCTCCATCATTCAAGGCAATTCCCAATGCACCCTGGAGAGTTCCACCTCCAGTCGGAGTATAAGGTTTGAGAAGACCAGCTTCTCCATCATCAGCCCCAACATACTCACCTCTGGTAATGGATTCAGCACACTCACATTTAATGACGGGACCACAAGATACAGGAACCGCTTCTCCATCTTTCGCATCGGATAAAGCAACCCCCAATACAACGACGGTCATATCTCCGGCAGCATAAACTTTTGCTTCCCGGAAATTAGTTCCAATGGCAACGATATCTCCTTCGAGAAGAGAAAGCGAAGACTCCATTGCTCCTTTATCTGCCCCCCCTCGATCATCATCTCCTTCTGCCAAAAAATTCTGGATGAAATCATTGGGACTCCAGCCATAAGTAAACCCTGTTGTTTCAGTCGGCAGTGCCATGTTTAAAACACCTCCTTTATAAAGTTTAAAATTTCATTTTATTCTCTCCTTATATAAAGAAGAGATTATTCGCCGAGCTTACCTTCCGTAGAAAATACAACCAATGCTTCTTCGAATGTAATTTTATGTTCGTCAGCATAAGCTTCAACATCTTCAATGGAAGCTTCCTGCAAAGTGCCGGTAGGAGTGCGAACTGATTCTGAAGTTTCGCCATCATCAAACCGATGCTCTTTAGGAATGGATGTAAGAATATCCTCAACAACATCCAGAAAAGATTTGGTTACATCTTTAGCCGCATCGCCTTCTCCTTCAGACAAGGTAATGTTGAAGCTCTTTACGGGTTCAGTCAAGGCGATTTTTTCAATGACTTTCAAAGTTGCCGGAAAAGCTCCGAGATCTTTGAAATCCGCCAGCTTTTTTTCAGTAAAAATCTTCAGCTTACCATCCTGGAGTTCTTTATTTGACCCCATTAAGCTTTTTACTGAATCGGTCAACGATGTCACATTTTCAGACAACTGAGTGACTGTCGCATTTGATGCTTCCAATGCATTCTGGGCATCCTGCAACGCTTTATTGGTAGCTTCAAATTCTTCCAGAGAAACTGTCGTCGCCGAAGTTTTCTTTTCTTTTTTCTCAGGCGATTCCTCAGAGAGTTTTACAATTGCACCCTTTACTTCTTCCAAGCTGGTAGTTAGAGTCTCTAACTCTTCCTTACTTTCTTTTTTGTCGGAAGCAGCTTCCTCTAATGCAGTAATTTTTACATTAATATCCGCCTGTTCTGTTTTCAATTCTTCAAGAGTTCTTTTCATTGACTTATTCACCTCCTTGTTAGATTCTGAATTATCGTTAGTAATCTCTATGAGTTCTAGTATGTCTCCGTCCTCGCTGAGCGAAACCGGAAGCATTCCTTTAATAAATGGCCTATTGGTAAGTCCACCTCCTAACACCGTAGGGCCATGAGAAAGCTTAGTCTCTTTATCTATAGTTTTTTCATCGTCATCTACATCTGATTCGAATTGATATTCGGTATAATCATCTGTATATTCAATCGAAAAATATTTGAATTCCTTATCTTCAATGGATTTCTTTCCCTTGGCAGTTAATGTAACATCAGCCATAAGCTGGTCTTTTTCTCTGAATAGCCGATTGACCCAAGCAGCAGCACCATAATCAGGCTGATGCTTAAAATCAAAGGCAATTTCAGGATTAGGCAGATCAGCTTCAAAGTTTCTTATCATATTATCAAAAAACTTTTCATCAAAACTCATTATGCCCCACCACGGATGGCGAAATTTACCTTCTTTAAGGCATTGAATTTGGATTGGTTTATCTTCGACAAAAGTCTTAGAATCAAAAAAGGAACTCGGGATGGAAGAAACAAACTTACGAAAAGGCTCCTCGTGCTTTCTGTTTCCTGTTTTTTTCATGCTAACAATCCTATCTTGCTTTGTTTTGAAAGAGTATTATTTTGAAGGTAGGGTTCAAACTCTTTCGGATTAAATAAATCACGAACATAGCCTAAATCACTTTCTACCTCCTTTCGAAATCTTCTTTCATTAATATTCTAGATAAGAAACAAGTAAATGGCAATTTAACATAAGACACCTAAACCACAAAGCTTTTTTTTTATCTCAGACACCTATTCTAAAAACTAAAAAACTCTTCTTGTGAAAAATTCTTTTAATAAAGTTTTTTTCAGTCCAATCTTTAAGTTTTTTCAAGATGATTTTTCCACCATCCTTTTATAGCATCATACTCTTGTTTGTTCATATACTTTTCATCAATATATTTCAATTCAGGCGGAACTCTGTTTTCTTTATCCCTCCACCAGATATTATTCTCCGCATGTATATGACGAAAGCCTGCTATCTTACAAAAATCTCCATAACCTTTTTCATGTAATTGTTCATTTTTAGGATTTTCTAACTGAACCACTTTCAGCCCTAAATCTTTTATAGCTCTTCCCATTCTTCCTTCGCAGTTACCAAATTCTTGACAAGTGGATTCATAAGCTTTAAGAGGAATAAAGCCATCAGTAAAATGTTTCATCATAGCCTGTATAGCTTCTGTCCTCCCAATAAAACCAGTAGAATTAAATACAGGTCTCGCCCCTTCTTCATCCCACCATCCACAAGAAATAAGATCTGCATCCTCTTTCTTTAATCTTTCAAATAATTCGAAAATGCCTTCTGGAGATTCTACAATACAATCGCCATTAGCAGAATAAATATATTTAAAATCCTTCATAGCAGAAAGTCCAAGCTTAAGAAGCCAGAAATATGGATACAATACTCCTCCCCACTTTTGATAAGGACTCATTATGAAACAATTCACTTGGTCAATTACTTCACGAGAAGGCATTATATGATCCCATGTTGTTTCTGGTCTATCTGGGTCAAAATAGTTATCATAAGCTAAAGTGATCCACAACTTAGTCTTTTTGTGAGACTCAACCGAAGCCCTTAAAAAAGCTCTCCCTCCAGGATGTGCTGTCAGCAATATTCCCATTTCTTTACGATATGGGAAAGCAATATTGTGATCGCACCAAGAAAATCTTCTTGATAATGTCACATAATCATCCCTATCCCGCTTATTGGCTAAAGTTGGAATATCTATTCTGCGAAATGACAATTTACTACCTCCCTATGATTTATTCATAAAACTTTTTATCCCGGAATCATCTTACAAATTTCCATTATTCCTTCAAACCTATTATCTGCACCAATTTCATAAACAGGTTCTTTCCCATAATATTCTATAGGGTAATACACACGGTCATACCAACTCGTTTCATTATGATCAAACGCTTGATACAAATATCTTCTATCTTTTGTTTCATAAAACGTATATAAAGAATCACTACATCCCTTACAAACCACTTTCATTTTCTCCACATCTATGTATTCAAGATTAACAGGCTCTCTTCTTTCAATCAAACAAGTTAAAAACTCAGAACCTAAATTTCTATATCCAACTAATCTCTTCCATGTAGAATCCTGGTTATATCTGGAATAGTGATCAACGCTTGAACCGTCTAACTCCATTGGCTGTATCGGGGCAACTTTTTCTTTTAATTTATTATGTCTAACTGCAAGAGTCAATAACTCTTCAGGGCTAAAAGAACCCATAATAGCAGGAGAAATGAACTCCCACATAAAATCCATAACATCATGAAAGATTCTAGCTTTATAAATAACAGCACAAGTATGAATATTATTTTTCTGGGAAGAAATCGACAGAAGATCATTATCGCCCAATTCATCTTTTAAGGCTTGCAAGCCTTCTGGAGATTCCCAAATACAATCTCCATTTACATGAATTATGTATTCAAAGTTTACATGTTGTCTTACGATACCCTGAGCATAATTCATAAGCCACAACCAGCCATCTCTCTTGTCGCTATCATAAGTTATATGCTTAAATACCCAGGCATGAGGAATGGACCATATTTCCCTATCGGGCATATAATTGCGATATGTGTTTTCATCTTTCTCCCAAGGCTTTAAATTATTATCAAAAGCGCATAAAACAAAAGCTCCTGATTTGACATATTGCTTTAGAGTAGCTTCTAAGAAATGAAGATGTCCCCACCAAGAAGTGACTATAATAGCAGTATCTTTTTGTTTTGGCATATCGTTATGGTCGAAAGATAAATCAAACCAATTAGGTCTAGATGAATATAGATACCCAGATGGATTCACTTTACTTAGATCCATGGAGTCTCCCGTTTTGTCTATATATAGATTCATCAGGCATATTTTTTCTAACCATTGTTAAGCCAGCATCCCAAGAACCATATGGAAAAGTAAACACATCCCAAGGCCAAATTTCTAATTTTTTTCTAAACTTATAACCATCGCCACTTCTATTTTCGGCAGTCTCACATTCGTCTTTGGGATAAAGATCGTGAAAAAATATAAATCCGCCTGGGACTAACACTTCCATCATATTTACAAAATCTTTTTCGACTTGATCCGTCATGTGATCGCCATCTATGAACCCAAGAGCAATCGGAGAAATATTAGTAGTAGAAAAGAACTCATCAGAAGTGCCATTAAACATAAAATTGCTATCGTCAAAAAAATCGCCAACGGTACAAAGATTTTCATAATCAGATCTCTGTAAATCAACGTGATAAACTTTTCTGTTATACTTTCTCGCTAACCAAGTAAATAAATGCGAGCTCTCACCTATGCCTATTTCTATAATATCACCCTGTACCCAATAGAGAACGTAATCAGCGAGAACATTAAGTGCCCCCCATTTATCCCACTGATATTTACTAGAAAATGGAATAGGACAATTAGAATCAAATTTTATTTCTTTTTTTAATTCAACAGACCCTGGGTGTTTGGTTTTATTCACAGAGTTTTTTGCATGAATGAACATATTCTTCTCCTTTTGACTCTTCTCCTTTTGACTCTTCTGATGTTGATCTCAGTTCAGGAAAGAATGATAAGTAATTATAATATCTAATATCTTCATCTTCTACTGTTACATGGTTCCAATTACTTAATTTTAAGAGAAGTAACAGGTCAAGCCCTCTGCCACAATGTAACACGCACAAATTATTCCGAAGATCCATAAGAGATGTGAAATCAATGAGTTTTTGTTCGAGCTGTTGGCCCTCATTTATGATTATCTCCTTATTGAATGATGGAGTGCAGACTAATCTTCTTGGAATTGAATCATTGCGATAGCTTTCTTCTCCTATATAAAAATATTTAGCCATTTCTATCGTAAAAAGATCTTCAAAAAATAAATGTTCTTTATCTCCAAAGCATCTTTGATTATCTAATGGAAATGGCTGATACATGATATGCTTAATAAAATTACCAAGTCTTTCATCCTTGATTAAGTCCATTGTTTACCTCGTTGTTTTTTTCATAACTGCTTTAGCTCTATGAATAACTCCACAAATACAGTTTTGAGAACAATTATATTCAATAGCTAATTTATCTTGTGAAATATTTTCATTTTTATATCTTTTTAAAATTAACAAACATTCATTATTTGAAAATTTAAAATTTCCAAAATTAGGATGTTTATTCCCAGACCTATCTTCACTCATTTTATTTTTTGTTTCCTGCGAATGCCTATAGCCAAGAGCATACGAATTACCTAAAGATGCTTTTCCTATTTTTCTTCTAGTTTCTTCTGTAAATTTTCTATTCTTGGCAGCGAAACTTAATTTATTTCTAGTCTCAATTGATAAATTTTCTCTCTTATGAGCAACACTCATCTTTCTTTTAGATTCAATGGACATCTTCTTTCCAGTCTGTGCTACTCTCATTTTTTCTCTAGTTTCTAAGGAAACAATTTTTCCCGTATGTGCTCTTATTACAGCTTTTCTATGTTCTTCTGTCCAAATTAATCCATTTTCTTTAGCATGTTTCATATTTTCTTTATGGGTGACGCATTCTAATTTAGAAAGATTATTTAAAGCTTTATCTCCTTCTGGATTATCATGATTAATTTCATAACCCTTTGGAATTCTTTTAATCCATGTTTCCCATAATAATCGATGTAAATAAATTCTAGTATATTTTTTTTTATTTAGTGATAAACTAACTGTTATATATCCGGATGGCATTTTAAATCCATTAATCGACATCACAGCATCATGACCTCTTGCACCCAGACTTCTAATGATGATTCCATCATAAGAAATTAAATAATCACTAAATAATAGTTTTTCGCCTTTTTTCCATAATCTAGGAATTCTCCATTTTCTTTTTTTAATTTCTTCATAATTTAGATCACCTACAAGTTCTGAAATTCTCATAATAACTCCCCTTACTTCATTCTCCCTTGAAATAATCTTGTAGCAGAAAAGAGGGAGAGCTCTTTCTTTTCGAACCGTCGTTCTAGCTACAAGAATTGAAAAACTCTTATTTAGTGATGCGTTTCATGATTGTGAGACTGGGAAATTGAGAATATGTTCCATAGATATAGTTTTCGTTAATTATTTTATTAAAATTAATTTCAGGCCTGATTGGCTTCTTTTTATATTTTGTCATCCATCCTACTTGATCCCTTTCTTCTGACCCTCCTTCAAACAAAAACAAGCCACAATGTCTTAGTTTAGGAGTCCAGTTCTCAACCATTTTTTTAATGATCTCTCCATCATTGCTTATATCAATATGAAGAAAATCAACAGTATCATCTTCATATTTTTCATGAACCACAAATGCATTAGCTTTATGTAATGTGATATATTTATCGACCCTAGCTGCCTCTAATATTAACTTCACATCTTCCATACTGCCATGCTTAAATTTATAATCTTCCCATAAATCATAAGCATCTAAGTGGCATTCTGAACCTTTAAGTTCTTCAACTTTCTTCATACCATTTCCTATATAGCCAGCACTATATCCATCAAGAACTCCAATCTCAACAGCTATACCAGGAGGAAAGGCAAATATGGTATTTTCAAAAACTTTACCAAAATTATTTAAAAGATAAGAAGACCTCATGATCACCATCCCTTTTTTATTGTTTCAATTATATATTCCCTATCTTCTTTCGTCACCCACCATCCGCAAGGAAAACAAATCCTTTTATTTTCAACATAATCAAGATTATGCAGATTATCACTTCTATATTTTTTAACACAACTATTTAAATCTAATCTCCCATGAACTTTCGAGACTGCAATTCCTTTTTCTCCCATCATTCTAGAAAAGCCAATCACATCTTTAACTAAGATTGTAAAAATCCAATTAGATGATTTTCTATCTGTTCCATTTTGCAATAAAGTTATTTCTGTAAAATCACTTAATTCTTTTTTATAAAATTCAACATTTTTTTGTGCAAGCTTAATATTTTGATTAACTTCTGTGAGATTACATAGTCCAATTGTTGCATTGATATCGTTCATTTGCATTTTATATCCTGGATAAACGATATCCTCAGCACATCTCATATCTTGGAGTTTACTTTCTCTTGAAATTCCAAACCATCTAAGTAATTTCCCTAGCTCATAATCTGTTTGATCTTTGGTTAATAAGCATCCACCATCTGCACATGTTAAATGTTTTATTGCCTGAAATGAAATCATGCAGAAATCACTATAGGTACAATCTCCAATTGTTGAATCTTTATATGTTGAGTTTAAACAATGAGCTCCATCTTCAATGATTGGAATATTATATTCTAAAGATATTTCTCTTATTTCTTCGAGATCAGCGGGATATCCACCCCAATGAACAAATGAAATAGCAACCGTATTTTCGTTTATCGTTTTTCTTATTGATTTTGGATCAATATTTAAAGTATCCTTTTGAATATCCACCCATCTAATACCATAACCTTCAGTTAAAATTGGAGCGATTGTTGCAAAACATGATAGAGGAGAAGTCACAATGTTTTTACCCATACTTTGCCCTTTGTTTTTTATTTTGAGCAGCGCAAGGGCTAACTGGAGGCCTGCTGTGCCACTGTTTAGGTTTAAGCAGTATGGGTTTTTAAATATGCTTTTTAATTTATTCTCAAATTCAATAACCTTCGGACCTTCGCCAACATATCCAGAATGTATAGTTTCAAGTAACGGCTTATCTATTGATTTTGACATAAAGACTTTAAAAAGCGGTATAATTGGTGTGTTCATAATCTTATCTCCTTAATTAATAATCCCGACGTAAATATCCGCCCGAATTAAAAGTGAAAATTAACTTCTCTCTTGCATAATCAACAGAAAATTCGGGATGTCTTATTCTAAATTCTTCAACAGCTTTACCAGGACCTGGATCATCATACTTCCATTTTACAGGATTACCTTCTTTGGAAACGTGGGTATCTTCAACAATTAAATAAGATCCAACAGAAACAAATGGATGATATAACTCAAGTTCCCTAGTCACATGATTATAGCTATGCCAGGAATCTAATATAACAATATTCTTAAGGCCCATGCATTCTCTTCTTACTTGATCTATAATCCAATCATCAGTGCTATCTCCAATTAAAGGAATTATCCTGTTCCTAGCTGGAAGATGTGAAATCTCTCTGGGATTAAACTTGGACTCCTTATCAATGGTGATAACCTCACCATGCCCAAGCTGATCCAAGATAGTTGCAAAAAATAAAGCTGATCCTCCATAGTTAGTTCCAGTTTCTATAATATAGTCTGGACCAACAGTATAGATAATCTCTTGCAGTATAAGAAGATCGTTAGGGTTTTTCCATATTGGCAAGCCTAGCCAATAAGTCTTTTGCCAAAGCCTATTCTCTTCATAGTAAACATGGTATGGATCAGATACTTTCATGATGAATACTCCCTTATGGTTTGGTCTATTAATTCTTGTTTAGTGAGATGATTTGGATTGTAAGAATACCCCTGGAGAATTCTATTGGCGCAACTCACAGAGCTTACGAGCTTATTAGCTATTTCTTTTTGGGTCCAATGCTCCACATAAGAAAGCCTTCTCACTTCTTTTGCCTGATTATCAGTAAGCTTTGAATTGACATGCTTTTCTCCAGAAACTCTTTTGCCCATCATTTCTTTTGATTTTTTTGAGTGATGCTTTCCATGCATGGGATTATTCTTTCCAGATTTAGCTATGCTCAGTTTCTTTAAAGTTTCTTCTGAAGGTGATTTTCCATAATTAGGGTGATTTTTTCCAGAATTACATATTTTAAGAATTTCCACCGTTTCTTTGGAATGTTTTTTACCATAAAATGGATTATTTTCACCTTTGCGAGTTTCTGATTGATTCTTCCTATATTCTTCATCTTTCCACATTTCTTTCCTCTTAGTGGAAATATGATTTCTGTACTCTTCGCTTTCCCACATTTCTTCACTTTTTTATCTTACATTTTTTAACCATCTTATCATGCCTTTTCTTTGATAAGTTTCGATTTCCATCAAGTAAATTCAATAAAGGGCCTGTTTTTAAATCTTTTCTTCCAATTCCAATTATTAAATTTTCTTCTAGCTTAAAAGCTGATTTTTTTTCCATCAATGAAAATTCTTTCAAGACTTTAAAAACAGGCTCAAGCCCACATTTCCTTATATTCTTAATTCTCTTCTTTAATCTTTTATTTTTTGGATTAATTTTTAAATGACGTTTGCATCTCCCTATGGTTTTTGCACAACCTACATAGAATGGTTTATATTTCACCTTCATTCTGCCTTTATTTCCAAAGAAATATTCATATCCTTTTTTCTTATTCATAAACCTGGGATCACAATATATGTAAACCTTTTGAATTTTTTCTTCTTCCATAGCTTACCTCCAAGCTCCTCTTTAATTTTTGGGGAAGAAAAGAAGTGAGGTTATCTTCTCTTTCAGGTCTAGATTCCCTATCTTCCCCAAACATTTATTCACCTTCTCCTATAATGGATTTTATCCATAATTGAGGATCATATTTTTCTTGTGCATGTTTTTTAGCTGCCTTCCCCATTTTTTCTCTTATCGCAGGATCATTTAATTTCTCAAACATAGGCAGGGCTTCTTCAAAATTATTATAAAGAAACCCTGTTCCTTCTATTACTCGATCTGCCGGACCACTATGATTGTTCGCAATAACAGGAAGCCCTGCTGCTTGGCTCTCCATTACAGTCTTTGGCCCTTGATCATGGTATCCATCTGGCAAATCGTACCAGTAAACTGATCCTAATGCAAGAAAATCTTTCACTTGAGGAACGTTCTTTTTATGAACAATTACTCTTTCTCTATGATCTTCCAAGAAACTGGGACCAGGCATTAATCTAATAGTAGCTTCCGGAAATGCTTCTAATATGGCTGAAATCTTTTCGTTAAAATCCTTTGCATATTTGGCATCATTTTGTGAAGAATGCCTAACGATTCTCATAGGCCCACTGTAATCAGCATTAATACTTTCGTATTCACTAAGATCAGTCGGAGGAGGCAAAACTTTAGGATCAAAAGAATAATACTGATCTTTCATTGTCTCCATATAGGCGATAGAAAAAGCTTCAGACAATCCGCTATTCAAGAATATATACCTATCCCAGCCGAGAGTCCAAGGAATTTGTCCAATCTTTCCAAGTCTAAAATTAACAGCCATAACTTTACGTTTAGCCTGAGAAGCCTCTAGTGCCTTGACTACGTCCTCGTTGCCCAAAGACCATACCCAGTCATTAGTGTATAGCACGAAGACGTCACACGGGCTGCTCAGGCTGTCGAGACCCTGTATTACCCTGACAGCAGGATTACCAAATTCCCTAAAAGTGCCAGATGGGGTTGGTCCTGGATGAATATAATCAACATTCCAACCTTTTTGAATAAACTGGTCCATTATCCAAGTTGTACTTTTTTCTGCTCCACCTGATCCACGACCGTTGAACAATATTCTTATAGTTTTCTTTCCATCATCTACGGCTTTAATCGGAGGAGCTGATTCTTCTTTTACTATTTTAGAGTTCTTCTTTATCCACAAATGCCATCGATGCCCTCCTTTGCCAGGGCCATCAAATCCTTTCTTAAGAAATTTATCTTGCCATTTTCGTTCCCATTCTCTCCCTGCATCATGAATTAAAACAATGTCTGCTTGTTCGGAAGCAGTCTTCGTAGAAAATTCTCTAGGCTTTCCGCCTGGAGGACCATCAACTACTGCAAGATCAAATTTCGGAATTTCTTGAGGAATGACAACCCCATTCCACTGATGAAGATCGATTCTTTTATCTATTCCCTTTTCTCTCAATGATTTCATCCATACTTCACTTGTTTCAAGGGAAACAATGTTTAGCCCTTTATCTGCCATTAAAAAAGTGGAAAGACCAGGACCAAATTCAAGAACTGTTTTTATTTTATAATCTTCAATCACTTTCTTAAGAAATGCCCAATCTAAATCTGTTATACAAGCTCCACCCCATTTAAAGCCATGCATATCTATATCTTCGTTATTGCAATCAATAATGTCCGGCTTAACAATTGGAACCATAGTTTTCTGAATTGGAATCTCAATCTTATTTGAAACAGGATTAGGCAACGTAGGAATTCTAGGATGATCAAATGACAATCTGCCGCCTTCATAAAATTGATCAAATGCTCTAATGACATCTTGTGTCTTTATTATATCAACACATTTAGGGAATCGTTGTCCATCTTCTTCTATAATGGTTGGGCAAGTTTTTTCTAAATCACAATGCCAACAAGCGTTCGTAGCTGCGCAAGGCAAGCAACCGTCAGTACATAGATACTGATGACCAGGATAACGGGTAAAGCGAGCCGGCTCCCTTGCTCCAGCAATAGTCAGGCATGGCATTCCAAAAGCAGCGGCAAGATGCATCTGAAAACTTACAAGACCCATAGAACCTTCTGCAAAATAAAATAATTTAAACAGATCTCTTATTCCAGTATTTTTATCTTGAGTTTTCCCAATCATATTGATAACATTTTTATTAGGAAGATCAGGATGACGATGTTCTTTGGCTCCAATTTGAACAAATTTCATATCTGGATAATGATCAACAACTTCTTTCCAACGACTAAATGGATATGTTTTTGCTGTCCAATCACCCTTTTCGCCAGCCACGATAATCCAATAAGGAGGTTTAATTATAGGTGTAGAGAGTTCTTCTTTCGTCATCCAAATATCAGGCTTAATTGCACCTTGAGGAAACTCAATTCCAAGTTTATCCTGAATGCTAATTCTAAAAGCATTAGCAAAATGACGATCATCTCTATTGCTCGCATTAGTAAGGGCACTTGGACCAATTTCTATAATTTCAGCGTTATCTTTATTCAAAGACCTATCAAGATAAGGGTTATGATCCCAAATATGCATAGCTGTAGATTGAACATTAATGGGCCAATCCGGAAAAGCACTGCGGAAGTCTCGAATTGCACAACTAAACATTAAAATATCGCCTATAGCTTGACGATTTTTAAAAATGATAGGCTTATGTTTTGCAGGAGCTTTAGATTTAGAAAGATTAATTCCAAGAACTGAAATTAAGTCTTCAATAAGTTCCGTAGTGAGTTCTTTATCGACAGGATGTCTATGATGAATATGTCCATCTTTAAATTTTATAGAAAGAAGTGAATCTGCAGGATCTCTAAAGGAACATTCCGAATGCTTCTTGATATCAGAACGAACCTTGTTCATATATTTTCCAATTCTGCTATGTTTATCATTCATCAGAATTCTCCACTTTATTCAATTGTATTTCTTCTTTAATCCACAGAACCCTCTATATCTGTATCGGTATTCTCAGGCATAACAATTTCAGCCTTCCACCCAAACACCCTACAGATTCCCTCCGCAAGATTAGCCAATTCATCCATTGTAATTCTCACCAGTCCATCGCTGTCGGGCTGTAACGATTCTTGCGCCCAGGATCCAATGAAACTCAAAAATTGAAAGATCTTCCAAAAACTCACTTTGATATTAGCCATTCGGTTTTCCTCCTTGTTTTGTTATTGCCATTCTTACTCCTACGCCAGCCAACACTGCACCAATCGCAATTAGCCCATCGCCAATTGCGATAAATGATGGATCTATTATTCCCAATGCCTTTGCAATGTATCCCAGGCCAAACAAGATACTGCCAGTTATAGTTTTCCAGCCATACTTCTTCATATTTAAAGCCTCCCTGTAATTGATTGTTAATAGTATATTTACTGTATCACTTTTAAACATGCCATCTGGAGTTAAAATATGATTACCTTTTATCATCTGATAATCATCTTTGAACAAATGATCATTCATTACATCCACTGCTTCAGTACAATAGTAATCGTCATTTGCGGAATTGAAATCGTAATCATATGGTACATGTATCCCTGCTAACATTAATGCTTTTGATGTCTGCGATGTAACCCCGTCTTTTCGCCGCAAAACAGCTATCGCATCAGCTCTACAAAAATTAAGTATATCTTCTTTAATACACCCTTGACTTACAGAATGGACGATTTGATTATTGCCAACATATTGTCCGGCATGACCCCAAAAACCAGGAGTACAAATTGTATTAACATATCCATCAAATCGTCTAAGCAAAATGTCTCCAGGCTGTATGGAACGCAAAACATTCCTAACATCCGCTCCTCTGACTCGATGTATATCTGGACGATAAACGACCCACATGGGATATTTATGGAGATATATATGTCCGCTTGCTTCTATGAGAAATTTTGGTAATTTTAGTTTCATTTCTTTTTTCCAAAAATGTTTTGAAAAACTCTTGATAGAGTTTTTGCCGAGACAACGGCTTCAAAGCGAGAATGTCCTGTTTGCTTATCCACGTCCTTCCAGGCCTTTTCCAGGATCATTAAAATCCTCCACTAATTTTGGCAGCACGTTATCGCCTGATGCTATACGGTTCTCATTAGATCGGCATGTCTTATTTTTGACCTTTTCCCGTTTTTTGCGTTGAGCTACACCCACCTCTGCCCTGGTTAGCTCGTCCGCCTTTACCGCTTCCATCTTTTTTCGGAACACCTTTCTTTGCCATGTTTCATCCTCCTTTATCCTATCACGAATTTTATTTACTTTGTCTATGTAAAAAACCCTGTCGTTCGGATCACAAAAATGTACTGTTGCCTCTTCTTCTGACCCACACCGTTTTTGTAACAATCTAAGAAACAGGAGGATGCCACGTGAGATATCCACCACATCATCATCATATTGCTCCATTTCCCAAAGTAGGTCTTTCATCGCTATGCTAGACATCTGGAAGACCCCACGGCATCCTGTAGATGATTTCTGGTGGAGTCCTAATGATGATTCAACCATTGCAACAGCAACCGCCCAATTTGGATCAATTCCAAAGACCTTCGCCAGAGTTTCAATCTTCTCTTTTGTCTCAGTCTGCTTTACGTTTAATTCCATTCAGGTTCTCCAAGGTACAAATCATAACCTTATGCCTTTGAACCATATTATATAAATGCTCTATTCTTTCAAGCTCCATATGGAAAAAATGGCACTAAGTTTCCAACACTACAATTCTAATCTTTAACTCCTCAATCGATTCAGTGTCCATTAAGCGAATCCCATCTTATCCGTTTTTCCCATGCATAGTCAACAATTCGCTTTAATGTCTCGGGCCGAAATGGCTTCAGTAACACATCAGTAAACACAGCTCCCAAGAGATACCCAAGATCAAATGACGATACAAACCCAGACAAGGCAATAAAAATACACAGAGGATCTAGTCTGTGAAGCCTGTCAGCAAGCGTCACACCATCAATATGATTGGATAGCCGCAAATCAGTAATGACCAAAAAAGGCTGGATCGCTTCGAACATCTCGATGGCTTCATCTACTCCAGAGGAACATTGAATATTATAGCCCCACACGCTGCACATGCTGATTAATACATCCCGCATTGCTGTATCATCATCAACACATAAAATTCTTTTATCCATTTTGCTGCTCCCATCGATCATAAATTACGTCTATTCGACTGACCAATCTCCCCATTCTCCTATCTGCATCCTTACGATCTTCTTGCATGTCTTTCAGCATTGTTTCGATATTATCTAATTTAACATCAGACAATTCTTGACGTACTCCATGTAAGACTTTACATTTTTCTTCAGTCATAAGATCACCTAATTTACAAGCCTCAATTACTTTCTGATGCGACATTATTTGATGCTTCAAATACCCCCACGCAACACCGCCGCCAAAGACCACAACAATCCATCCAATTAAATATGCCCATAATTTAAGATCAGTTTCTGGTGTCATCAGATGGCTCCTACTTGCTTGAACATTATCTACTATGGAGAGGTTTATGTCAACCTGGAGACAGACCCTCCCAGGCAACATAATCAACTCCCCCGGTACGGTAAAAGCGTGACCGGTTTATTGCATCTCACAAAAAGCGTTCTCATTTTAAAAATACCAACACAAGAAAAAACAACACAAGCGATTATTGAATAAACTAGCCCAATTACCAACCCTCTTGCTGATTCCATTTTATTTTTCCAACTCTTCAATCCGGGCCATTAATATCAGGAGAGATTCTTTTAACTGATCAATCTCCGCTTGTTGCTTATCATCTTGAGCTATAGCCTGTTGATGTGCAACAGTATGTAAGCTGATCATGGCCCCTAAATTCCGCCCCGGTTTTTGCTCAACTATTTCTTCAATCGTTTGGGTTTGAGTATAAAGTTCTCCTGTTTCAGAATCGTACTTGACACCAGCTTTCAGCTTCTTTTCAGAACCAATGACAATTTCTTCAGTTTCATACTCATAAACTGCAACGATTTTCCCTTTATCAACTTTATACTTTGTATCTTTCACTATCAGTTCGCCTTTTTCGTCTTTCTTCTGTACGACTTCTTTTATTTCTACATCTTCAAAAGCATTCGCTTCAGCAACCGAAACACGTTCACCGAGAATAATGTTCTGTGTCACTCCGCCCGTATTGATTTGAGCGAATTCTGGAAGGGATGAATGGTCAATATGGCCTTGTTTACCTCTTATCTTTTTAATCGCTTCCAATGCATCCCCATCATAAAACGGAGTATTATCAGCATAACTGGCGGCTGTTAAAGCCCCAGTGAAATTGCCAGTTCCAGCCACTTCCAATTTATACGATGGTGTTACGTCTCCGATGCCGAGATTACCGTTTTTTAATGTCATCCAATTAACATTATTCCCTCTCCATCCATATGCACTATCAGCACCAGTTCCAGTATAATAATATCGAAACATTGCACCGCCATTAGTCGTATCCTCATTAAAAATTATACCACGATAGGATGAATTCGGAGCCAACATGGCAATATAATGTGAGCCATCATCTTCTATGATCAAAGATGAGCTCGTAGGTGCCGTCACAGCTACACCATCAGCGGCTTTGACAACATGCAGATTTTGAGATGGCGTCGTAGTCCCGATGCCGACGAAACCATTATTTTTAACCGTTACCCGCTCCACTTGGGTGCTGCTGCCATCAGGACTGGTCCAAATAGATACGCGACTAGGCCGATCACCAGAGCCAACGACTGCGCCGTCGATATAGCCTCGCACCGAAGCGAATTCATAGATATTAGTAGCGTCGGGTGTAAGTGCGAAAGTTAGTTGTCCAAGAGCATCATCAAGACCTGGGCTGGTATGATAACCCGCCAAATCTAGAACAATTGGGTTCGTGTCGGTTGTAATGGCAAAAATAGGAGAGGCATCACTAGTTGAAGAACTCGAAAG